GGATTTTCTTAATTACAAACTTAAAATACAAATTGGAGAAATAAAATGGCAGAAAGAATCGTATCACCGGGAGTTTTCACAAGAGAAAATGACCTTTCATTCTTAGCACAAGGTGTAGGAGAAATCGGAGCAGCATTTATAGGACCTTTTAAGCAAGGACCTGCATTCGTACCTACAATTGTGAGAACCCAATCAGAGTTCGAAGATATCTTCGGTACTCCTGATGGAACTTATTATACTGAATATGCAGTACAAAACTATTTAAGAGAAGCTGGACAAGCAACAATCGTAAGAGTTGCTGGTATTGGTGGATATCAACAATTAGCACCTTTAGGTATCTTAGCATCTGGTTCTACTAATGGAGTAGGACAAAAATTTGTTGGGGTACTTTATTCAACTAATTTTGGTGATGAAAAAGTAGGTTTTACAAATGCATCAACTAATATCACAAGTAGTGCAGAAGGCGAGGGTAGTTTCGTAATTTCTGGACTAATTAGTTCAGGTTCTGGCGCAGCTAACATATCAGCATCTATATTAAGTACAGCTACTAATGATTTAGCAGACGTATTTGGTGAATCTGCATTTGGTGCTAAAGCAGCATACGCTTATAATTTCTTTGAAAACGTTGCATTATCCTACACTGGTTCTGGTGCTAATGGTACTAATAAAACTGTAATTAGTGAGGTAACATTACCAACTCAAACTTATGGTGATGCACAAGAAGCTGAAACTCCAATTGTTCAATCTCAATTAATTAGTGGTGAAAGATATAACCTATTCCAATTTAAAACTATTGGACATGGTACATTATACAATACTAAATTTAAAGTTGGTATTTCTAATGTAAAAGCAGCTGGTGAAGATGGTTCGACTGATTATTCAACATTTACTGTAACAATTCGTTCATATAGTGATACTGATAAGAGAAAGAGTGTTGTTGAAACATTTAACAATGTAAACTTAGACCCTGCTTCTCCAAACTATATTGCTAGAAGAATTGGTGATAGATATTTCACAATTGATTCTAATGGTAAAATTACTGAATATGGTGATTATACATCAAAATCAAAATATGTAAGAGTAGTAGTTCAGGATGCAAACGCTAATATTTTAGGACCTGGTTCTTATCCAATATCAGCAGCACCATTTGGACATGAAGCATATACAAATCCAATCAAAACAAATTCTACAACAGAAGATGGATGGGTGCCTGCAGTAACTTATCAAACTGGTTCAGCAAATAACACATCATCATCTCCAATTTATTATAGTGGATTTGATTTTGAAACATCTGGTGTATCAATGGATAATAAACAATATTTGAAACCAATTCCTGTTGGAGCTAAATCTGGAGCAAACGTAGCATTCGCATTTGATTCTCAATTGAATTATGTAATGACTGGTTCAGCATCAACTGATATGGTTAAGAGACAATTTGTATTAGGATTCCAATTTGGATTTGATGGTACTAACCCAACTGTAAAGATAGCTAAGGCTGGCGATACTGATTGGGGTAATGCAAATCAGCAAGGTTTTAATTGCGCAACTTCAACATCATCTGGTTCAGTAGCATATACAAAAGCAATCAACGCTGTATCTAATCCTGATGAGTATGATATCAATATGGTAGTAACTCCTGGTATTGTAAGACAATTACATCCGGCTATTACTTCTAAAGTAATTGATATGGTTGAAGAAAGACAAGATTGTTTCTACATCGCTGATTTCAACGATTACGATGATACAATTACTGAAGCAACTGAGCAAGCAAATTCAGTAGATTCAAACTATGTAGCAACTTACTATCCTTGGGTTAAAACAATCGATAGTAACACAAATAAATTAACTTCAGTTCCACCATCAGTATTGATGCCGGCTGTATTCGCTTCTAATGATAGATTAGCAGCTGAATGGTTCGCACCTGCTGGTTTGAATAGAGGTGGTATCACTGGAGCAGTTAGTGTATTAAATAGATTAACGCACGCTGAAAGAGATACTCTTTATGAGAACAAAGTAAACCCAATCGCAGCATTCCCTGGACAAGGTATTGTAGCATTCGGACAGAAGACATTGCAAGATAAGGCATCTGCTTTAGATAGAATCAATGTTAGAAGATTACTTATCACTCTTAAGAAGTTTATCGCTTCAACATCTCGTTTCTTAGTGTTCGAACAAAATACATCTACGACTAGAAATAGATTCTTAAATACTGTTAATCCTTATTTAGAGTCTGTACAACAAAGACAAGGTCTTTATACATTCAAAGTTGTAATGGATGAAACTAACAACACACCGGATGTGATTGATAGAAACATATTAGCAGGACAAATTTTCTTACAACCGGCTAAGACAGCGGAATTTATCGTAATAGATTTCAACATCTTACCAACTGGAGCAAGTTTCACAGCATAATACGAAAATAAAGGAATTAGATATTTATTAATATAATAAAAAGGAATAAAAATGGCAGAAATATTAGAGTTTGATAAGATGTTCTATACGAACTTCGAACCGAAGATGAAAAATAGATATGTGATGGAGATTGAAAACATCCCTTCATATCTTGTAAAGGCAGCAAATAGACCCACAATTCAATTTGAAACAATTACTTTAGACCATATCAACGTAAAGAGAAAGTTAAAAGGTAAAGGTGAGTGGCAAGATGTAAGTATCACTTTGTATGACCCAATTGTACCTTCGGCAGCACAAGCGGTAATGGATTGGGTTCGTTTAGGACATGAATCAATTACTGGTAGAGATGGATACGCTGATTTCTATAAAAAAGATATCACTTTCTATATGTTGGGACCTGTTGGTGATAAGATTGAACAATGGACTTTAAAAGGTGCATTTATTTCTCAGGCTAACTTTGGTGATTTATCGTTTGATTCTAATGAACCTGCAACAATAGAATTAACATTAGCTTACGATTACGCAATCTTAGAATTCTAATCAAAAGTATATAAAATTAAGGGGATATCAAAAGTATCCCCTTTTTTGTGCTTTCTAATTTTTTAAAAAGTATGTATTTATATATACAAACTTAAAACAAAGTAAAGTTATGAACGAAAGAGAATATGATTTTCCAACCGAAGTGTTGGATTTACCATCTCAAGGTAAATTGTATCCAAAGGATAATCCGTTATCATCTGGTAGAATCACAATTAAATGTATGACTGCAAAGGAAGAAGATATCCTTTCCAATCAAAATCTTATTAAAAAAGGTGTTGTTTTGGATAAATTGTTTGAATCAATTATAGTTGATAATGGTGTAAATTCAAAAGATATTTTAATTGGTGATAAAAACGCAATTTTATTAGCAACTAGATTATTAGGATATGGTCCTGATTATAATTTTAAATTTTATTCAAATGTTACTGGCGATGTAATATCAACAACTATTGATTTGGCAAAAATCCAAACAAAAGAAGTAGATATGTCAGTATTCAATAATAAAAACGAATTTGATTATACAACACCATTTGGTAAAACAAAATTAACATTCAAATTATTAACTCATGGTGACGAAATTGCTATTGAGAAAGATATTGAAGGAATGCAAAAAATAAATAAAGAGTTTTCTGGTGAAATTACTACTAGATTACGTTATATGATTAAAAGTGTAGAAGGTGATACATCTTTAGGTGCAATTACAAAGTATTTAAATAATATGTTAGCTAGAGATAGTAAAGCATTCAGAGAATATGTTAAAACTATATCTCCTGATGTTGATATGTCATTTACATATACCCACAGAGATGGAGAAAAGGAGGTAAGTCCGATTCCAATGGGCGTAGGGTTTTTTTGGCCTAGCTCAGAATCATAGTGTTCAAATGCATTCGCAGATATTTGATATGGTAAATTATGGAAACGGATTTACTATGATGGAAATCTATAAAATGCCAACATATCTTCGAAACTTCTACTATAATAAATTGGTTGATTCAAAAACCAAAGAAAACGAACAAATACAAGCAGCCAATACAAAGGCTGGGAAATCATCCAAAGTTAGGATTAAACGGTAATTTACTGGGTAATCCTAACTTTTTGTTTTATACGATATTTATAGTAGTATAAACCCAATATTCAATGAAAAAATATAAAATATCTAAATCAAATCTAAAAGAGCTGTTTGGATGGTTCGGTAAAAAGAATGTGCCAAATAAATTACAAACTATAATAGATAATGACCCGGTTTTACAACAATTGAAAGCAGATGTTAATAAAATAAACAACAAATACGCTGATGATATTGAAAAAATGAAAAAAGAAGAACCTGAATATTATAATATGTTAGTTAAAGCTGGCATTTTGGGTAAAGATTAATTAATAAGTAATGGCATTATCCAACGAACAATTACAACAAAGGGCTGACCTATTAGAAGAAATTGCTGAAATTGAAGCTAGGTTAGCTGTTACCAATGAAGCATTGGCAACGGCAACTGGTGCGCAACGAAGACAATTAGAACAAATAAGAGATTCCGAAAAGGAAACACTTGGATACAGAAGAGCTTCAGTAGCTCCATTAAATGAGCAAGTTGCTGCAGAAGAGAGAGCAGAAAGAGCAGCTAGAGAAAGAGCAAAAGCTTATAGAGATTCTGCGAAATCAATGGCTAGATTGGCGCCTGATGTAAAAAAGATGCTAAAAGATTCTGTTACTGGTAATAGTTTAGTTGCTGCATCTAGTAGAAAGATAGTAGAATTAAAAGCACAAGAATTAAGTTTAAGTGATGATGAATTAGAGGCAGCTCAAGAAAAAAGAGCAATTTTAGAAAATTTACAATCATCATTAATAACTCAAGCAAAAGCAACTGCATCTGCTGAAAGAAGTGCTAAAGGAATGACAGATTCTGCGCAAAGAAGATTAGAATTTCAAACATCAATAACGGATTTAAGTGAAGATGAAAGAAAAATTGCTGAGGACTTATTTGAACAAAATGAACTATTAATTAAGCAAGAGGCTAGACTAAATGAATTAAAGGAAGCTCAAGATGGAATAATTGGTGCACTACCGGCTGGATTGCAAAGTATCATTGGGGTAGCTAAAAAGTTAAAGATGGCTTTAGCGGCTGGTTTCGGCCCTATATTTATAATAGGAGCTATATTGGCATTGGCAATTAAATCATTCGTTGATTTGGATGATGCAGCTGCAGATTTTAGAAAAGAAACTGGATTATTAAATTCGCAAATGGAGGGAATAAAATCCCAAGCAGTACAAATCAGTACGGAGTTTGCAAATATTGGATTAGAAAGTGCAGATGTCTTAAAAACCATATCATCTTTAAAAAGTGAATTTAGTGATTCGGTTGAGTTTTCAAAAGAAACAGTAGCTGCACTAAGTGTAATGAATAAAAACTTTGGAATAGCAGCTGAATCATCAGCTAAAGTACAAGGTATATTTGAAAGTGTTGGTGGGTTGAGTGCAGAAACAGCAGCTAATGTTCAAATGCAGGCAGCTAATATGGCTAAATTAGCCGGAGTAGCTCCCGATAAAGTATTTAAAGATATTGCAGAAAATGCAGAAGCAGCATCAACGTTTTTTAAAGGAGATTTAAGTGCATTAACAAAGAATGCAGTTCAAGCCCGTAGAATGGGTACTTCTTTAAAAGAGCAAGTATCATTAGCAGAAAAATTATTAGATTTTGAAAGTGGTATAGAAGAAGAATTAGTAGCAGCAACTTTTGTTGGTGGACAATTTAATTTGAGTAGAGCTAGAGCATTAGCAATGGAAGGTAAACTTCAAGAAGCAAATGAAGAAACTCTTTCTCAAATTCAAAGAAGTGGTGATTTCCGAAAGAAAGATTACTTCACCCAACAGCAATTAGCCAAAGCAGCTGGAATGACCGTTGAAGAAATTAATAAACAACTTAGTACTCAAGATAAATTAAATAGTCTATCAGCAGAACAAAAGAAAGCTGCCGAAGATGCGATTAGTAAGGGATTGGATATAACAAACATTGGGGCAGACCAATTAGCACAAGAAACTGATAAATTTGCTAAACAACAAGAACAGCAAAAGCAAGTTGAAAAAATAACAAACGCGTTTATGGGTATGGCAACTGTGATAGGAAATACATTGATGCCTTTAATTGAAGGTATTGGTATTGCATTGATGCCAATTCAAATGATAGTTGAATTAATACAATATGTATTTGGTGGTATTGGTGACTCTATTAGTAACATGATAGGTCCTTTGGGAACTGTTGGTAAAGTTTTAAAGGGACTTGCTGGTTTGGCAGTTGTTTACGCAGCTTATAGCGCATTCCAAGGAATTATGGCAATGAGTTTGGGATTTGGATTACCATTAGCAATAGCAGCTTCGGCAGCAATATTATCGGCAGGATTTGCTACATTATCAAAAGTTGGTGATATGAATTCACCGGCAGATGGCAAAACTCAAGTATCTACAAAAGAAGGTGGATTATTTCAATTATCTCCAAACGATGATATAGTTGCTGGGCCTGGTATATCAAATGCTTTAGCAAACGGAGGAACTCAACAAACGGGAACAACTCAACAATCGGCAACACCTCAAATGAATTTAGCAATTTTATCTGCACCATTAAATGCTATGATAGCTGAAATAAAAGGATTAAGAGCAGATATGGCTGCCGGTAAAATATCGGTACATATGGATGGAGCAAAAGTTACAGCAGGAGTATCAAATCAGGTTAATAAGAGTACACGAAATAACTTTGCAATAGCATAAAATATAAGTAAATGCCAACGATAGAAGAATTATTTAAAAGTAAAAAATTAGTTAGTGGGCAAACTGCTGAACAACAATATGATATTCGTAATACTGCTGATTTGCGAAGAAATCCATATAATGTTTTAATGACACCATCTTTTAGAATTGCTGAAATTGGTAGAAGAAATTTATCACTTCGAACAAGAGAAAGAAGATTAGAAGAAGAAGTAACTGGATTACGCATATTATCAAAAACAACAAGTCCTATTTTATATGGAACTGATATAATCAAATTCACTACAAAGACTAGAGGTATTGTAGATGATATGAAAGGTGGTGCTGGTGGTGTTACTAATGGTGGTATATTAGGTACATTTTTAAATAAAGCAGAGAATTTAGGAAAAAATGTATTATCAAAACTAGGTATTAAATTACCTGAACAACTTATACCAAGTAGAATTGTATTAGATAAAGATTTTACAAGAGAAGGTGGTGAATATAACACCATGATTACTCTAAGAAATTTAAAATTACAATCTGGTGGTAATTTACTTGGTAATCTTATTAAAAATAATTTATCAGGAAGACCAAATCCAAACCAAATACTTGGTTCAGCTTTAGAATTAGGTAAAAAGAAATTAAACAATTTATTATTAGGTTCTCCATCTCAAGCAGCAGTTAATTTTGCAAAAGCCGGTGGTGTTCTATATGATAGTCTAGCTCCATATGGTAAAGTAATGACTGATACCACAATCGGTTTATTATCAAAATATACGGAATATGAAGTAGATATATTTAATACACCATTACCAATAACAAATTATATAGCAGTACCAAATGTAATAAAAACACCAAAAACAAAATTTAGTAGAAATGAAATACAACGTAATAATAGTATTGAAAGAGTTAGAGCGATGTTTACAACATCAGATTACTTAAATAAACAGGTTTCATATCCATCAGCAACTGGGTTAAAAAATGATTTAATCAAAGATACGGAAAAGCAATTAGATGATTATGATTTTGTAACTTTAAAATTTTGGTCTGTGCATAAAAAGGCAGCAGTAAACTTTAGAGCAACTATAAGTGGATTAAGTGAAACATTATCACCTAGTTGGGATACTAATAAATTTATTGGAAATCCATTTAATTTTTATACATATAATGGTGTTGAACGAAGTATAACTTTTAATTTTAAAGTATATTCCTTATCATATGATGAACATGTAGCAGCTTGGCAAAGATTAAATTTTTTAACAAGTCTTACTTATCCACAAGGGTATTCACAAAACTCAGTATATGCACCTTTTATTAAATTTACATTAGGAGATATGTTTAGAAATAAAGAAGCATATATAGATTCATTAACATATACAATTGATGATAATTCACCTTGGGATATTGGTCTTGATACTGAAACTAAAAATTGGAAATTGCCAAAAATTGTAAATGTTGATATTACGCTTAAATTAGTAGAAACAATTGGAAGTACATATCAAAAAAGATTATATGGATATGGTGATGTTCCTGCTAATGTTTCAATTAAGCAAGATAGTAACAAAGAATTAAATGCGGATGGTTCTCCTAAAAAGAAAGAAGATGGCACTCAGACTGATGTAAAACAGGATTCAAATACAAAAAATCCATCCGAAGAAAAACCAAAAGAAAAAATAGGTCCACATGGTATATTTGTAGAAAAATACAAAGATTTCAATATATACAAAAAATCAAAACCACCAAATTTTGTATATATTACAAGAGATGGAGAGCAACCACTTCATGCAGGACCCGAAGGTAGGGCAGAGATAGAGTTACTTAACTTTGAAAGAAGATGGATTGATAATTTTATTGGAAAATAAACCAATCTAAAAGATATAACAATTGTAAATAAAATATGCAAAGTAGATACAAAAATAGTAGATTCAAAAAAACAATAGATGGTAGGGAAGTACTACAATCTAAAATATATCCTAATATCGCAAAAACGGATGATGATATATATGTTGCAACTGAAACTGGTGATAGATTTGATACATTAGCATATCAATTTTATAACGATTCTACTTTATGGTGGATAATTGCTTGTGCTAATAATATTCATAATGCAAATATTGGAATAAAGGAAGGAACGATTTTAAGAATACCACAAAATTACATTGATATTTTGCGTGATTTTGAACAATAATAATTTACATATATGTGGCCTAAGCTAAGTAACATTGAAGATAATATTTATATAAATTTAACATCTGAGGTATCCAGCAGTAAAGTAGGATTTAATGCAAGTAAAAGAATGGCTTGGATTAGAGTTTTTTCTGGAGCAAGGGTGCTTGAATATGATAGTAGTAAAGATACTATTGTTAAAGATAAAGATGGAAAGGAGACAACAAAAAAAGGAACTAGAGCTAGAAATGGTCTTATATTATCATCTGTAAACCAATCCGATGTTTTTAAAGGTACTACTGAATTTACAAGTACATATGGTGATAGTGTTAGTAGTGGTGATATGGGTCTTAGTTGGGACGGTAACCCAATATCATCTGGAATAGGTGCACCATTAAGACCATCTCCAATTATAACTGCATTGGAAATAAAAGAAGGTAAAGACCAAATATCAAGAGAATGTACATTAACTATGAAAGCATTTTCATTAGCTCAAATAGAGTTAATGCAGACTTATTTTTTGGAACCTGGATATTCTTTATGCATTGAATATGGTTGGAATAGTGTAAACGGTATAAAAAGTGCAATTAATACAAATGTTAAAGAAAATAAAGCACAACATATATTATCTCAAGCTGTAAATATAAATTTAGATTATAACAAATTACATTCAATACGTGTAAATTCTGCTGGAGACTATGATTCTTTTTTGGGATTTATAGTTGGTGGTACGGTATCATCTGATGGAGATAAATGGACAGTATCTGTTAAACTTAGAGGAGCTCCCGGATTACCAACATTTTTACAAACTCAAAATAAATCATTACAAATTGATGGTAATGGTGATATAGTTGATAAACCCGGAGAACCTAAACCTTATGGGGTATCCGAAACAGAAGAAGCAGGTAGTGGTGAAATTCGTAGAGATAGAAGATTCAAAAATATGTTTAATCAGTTACCATCTCAAAGGCAAACTGACCAAGTACGAAAATTAATGCCCACAACTGATTGGGATTCTTATTTAAATTTAGATGCTGCTGTTAATAAAAGTATTACAACATATGCAAACCCTGGATTTATCGCTAAAATTTTCGGTAACTCCAGTGAAATAAAAGTTGGAAAATCTACAATTGAAAAGGAAAAATTATTTTCAAAAAATAAATATATACGATTTGATTTGGCTGTAAAAATATTAAATTCAAATAGTGAATTTACTGCTTACACAATGGGTAGTAAAAAACTTAGTGTTGAATTTGATATTAGCAAAGCAAAAATTGGAGCATTTCCAAATATGTTTTCAACTAAGGCATCTAAATTGGTAATACCGGGGTTTATGCCTGATTTCTCTGTTTATTTTTTAAATGAGGGGCAAGTAGACCAATTAAAAGGTGGTATATTTAGAAGCGGTGGTAACGAGTATGGAATAGTACGAAATGCAATTCCTGGTCAACCAATACAATTTGTTGAACAAACTGATTTAAATGAAGATGGGTATGTTGAAAAGGCGGGATATTGGGGATATTTAAAAAACTTATATATAAATTTTGATTTATTTGTTGAAAAATTAACACAAAAAAATAAAAACATAAGAGAGGTTTTTGTTGATATGTTGAATGAGATGTCATCTGCAGTAAATTCATTTTGGAATTTTCAAATAGTTGAAGAAACAGTAAACACTGGTAAGGTTGAAGAAGGAAAACCAACGCCAAGTAAAATTATAATAACTGTAATAGATGAAAACTGGGTTGGTAGTAATCCCAATACTAACACAAAGGTATTTTATCACAGTGGGCCCAAATCTGTATTTTTAGATGCCAATCTTGATATATCAGTACCATCTGAAATGACAAATCAAATTATTAGTAGAAGATTAGCATTAGCAAATAATCCGGATGAACCAATTGTAGGCGTAGGTGGATTTTTTAATTCACAAACTGATTTATTTTTAGATAGTGTTACTGATTCAAATGGTAATAAAAGAAAAAAATTAACTCAAGCTGAAAAGGATGCTCAAGATTTAGCACAAAAAGAACAACAAAAAGAAACAGAGAAAAAGCCACATGAAAAGATACAAGAAGATATTGTAAAAAACGAAGGAGCACTAGAAAAAGCAAGAAACGATAAAAAAGATTTGCAGGCAGAAATTGATAAAATAAAAGCTGATTATGCAAAAAAAGGAGCTAGGGGTCTTGATGTTGAATTTATACAAGAAGCTGCTGATACAGTAGCTAATGTATTTAGAAGTGATAAAGCTATAAAAGAAGCTGCAGATAAAGAAGCTGCTAAAGATGTTCAAGAAGATTTACGTGATAAAGATATAGCAAAAATTAGAGCTAAAATTGAGACATTGGATAAAAGTATATCGGATATCAAAAAAGAAATTGAAAAGAAAGAAGAAGAAGTAAAAGAGCAAAAGAAAAAAGATGAAGCGGATGATGAGCAAAATAAAAAAACAGCTCTTTCAAATAATTTAGCTAAAATAGATGTATTACCACTTCCAGATTGGGCATCAATGAATCCTGATAAAATTACTGCTTTAGAAAACCCAGAAGCTTTAAAGAAATTATTTGTTATATATTGCTTAAACGATGAACCATTTTTTGATAGAATGAAAAATGATGCATTTACTGCTAAGAAGGCTAATGGAACATTATCGCATCCATTACCAATAAAATATAATTTTAAAGTATTGGGAACAAGTGGTATTCGTAGAGGAGATACGTTTAATATAAACGGAATTCCAGCTAAGTATGCTAAGCATGGTTTATTTCAAGTTACACAAATAGAGCAAAGTTTGGAAGGTATGATGTGGACAACAAATGTGACTGGAGAATATAGACAAAAACAATAAAATGTCAGTAAACAAATACAGATACGAAAAGATTAATAATAATTTATCGGAATATGAACTTCCGGAAATAATCACTCACGTACCATCTCCATTAGTAGATGATTATAACAGAGGATTTATAAAAAGATACTTTATTCAAAAAGCAAATGATGCTACTGGATACATATATGAAATTGATTCATTATCATTTTTAAATTTTAAAATAAGTCCATTTTTTAATGTTGTAATTATACGTTGGAGAATAAGTGGAAGCGTAGATGAAATAAAAGAATCTAATTTCAATTCAATAAAAATAGGAATGAAGACTATTTCATCCTTACATTTATATTTACCAAACTATTTACAATTTTCTAAACAATAATTTGGTAATCTAAATTATTATTCGTATATTTACATATTATATGGGGATGCCATGGACTTGATTGCAATGAGAATGGTAGTACCACACGTAGACAGAAGTGCTAGATGTCTTTAAATCTGTACAAAACAATAACTGACGAAATGTCAACTATGACCTT